ACTAATTTTCGCACTTCATCATGCCCTGTTCCTGATGGATAAACTCCTCGCTTAATCATGCTGGAATTTGAATGCGAAAAAGAATGCCAGTCGATCTTTGTGTTGTCCAGTTCGCGCAGTTTGTATGATTCAATCTTTCGCGTTTTCGGATAGACCGTAAGGACATGATCGTTAAACGGTTCGAATTCAATTTCGTGTCCGCAATCACTGCATTCGAGAGCTTTATCAGTACATGCACGGCATGGTGGTGATATATGGCAAGAGCAATTTTCAGTTTCCGGAAAAATCATTGTTCCTGCGCACCCGTCACGGTTACATATCTCCCCTTCGTTTTCGCCAAACTTCATGTTTGTTCCCCTGTATCGTTGTGCTGCGATGTGTTCATTATATGCACATTCAAATAAAAATGTTCTTTTTTTAATCTTTATTTAATTGCTTAAAAAGTTCTTAAATGTGTTGCGTTTAATTTTAATTGGAGTAGAATCACTACATCGGGCAAGCAAACAACTTTAAGGGGAAATGAAATGAACACAATAAACAGCATCGGACTATCTGAAATAAAAGAATTCTTGATCGGCGCACACAAGAACGGAGGGATCTTCGATGATTCGCAGATTCATGCATGGGCGGATGACGCAGAGTTTCAGATGCGCGAAGGTAACTCACCATCAATCGAGGTGCCAGCAAGAAACTCAGTGACCGGAGCAACCGTAGAATTCACCGTGTCAGATGATGGTATTGATTTATGTTTAGGCGGTTGCGCAGAATGAGAAAAAGAAAGTCAGAATCAGAAGGCAAGCAAACAACTCTAAGGGGAAATGAAATGAGCGCATTATTCAACACAGACAATTGTGATTTTACAGCCGACCAAATCGCATCAGCTAACGCATACGCAGAGAAATTAATCGCAGAATCAGGCGTAGACGAAAACGATTCTGATTATGCCGATGTTGTAAAGTCAGCGACAGACCGCGCATCGGACGCTGTGACATGAGCGAGCAACAGCGATTTGATCTTGTGGAAGAACGGGACGGCATAATCGCTCCAGAGTATCGGCGCGGATTTATCCAGAGCTATTGCGAATCAGCCGTTGATGTTGCTGCGTTGCACGCGGATGGAAATGCAACTGATGAGCAATTAGCTTCTGCGAGTGCTGCTGCGTGGGCTGCTGAGTGGGATGATGCTCCGTGGACTGCTCCGTGGACTGATCCGTTGACTGCTGCGGGTGATGCGAAAAAGGAAATGTTTATCAAAATGTGCAACGGCGTAGCTCCGTGGCAGAAAACAAAGGAGTAAATGAAATGGGTAAGCTAGGAAGACCGAAATTTGGTAAAAAATCATTAGCTCAACAAGCTGTTGAGTGGGCAAATGCTGACGATGATAGATCAGACGCAGACGCAGCGCGCCAGTTCAAGATCGGGGCAGGGAGAGTATCGCACATGCGCGCTAAGATTCGCGCTAAGATTCGCGTTAAGGAAATATTGAAAGACTAAAAAATCAGCGGATTTGTTGGATAAACTAAGGAGGGGACGAAATGATAGTATTTAGAACATCTGGGAATTATTATGTAGAAATAAAACCTGTAAAGGCCGAAAGAGTTACCGCGCAAATGGTTGTGTTTAAGCGACTCGATGGCTCTGATATGAAAGAGCGCAAGCGCGGTGAATATAGGAACTATCACAGCACATGGAAAGAAGCGCATGATTTCATAAAGAGCGCAGCTTGTACAAATTTAGCTAACTGCATACGGCTTGAGCAGGCGGCAAAGGACAGGATCAAAAGGATCGACGCAATGGAAGAGCCATTATGAACGCGTCAGACTTTTCAGATGTATCAATCGGGGCGTCGTATGTTGCGGCGTCCCAATATAACCAAAGGAACACCCATGAACGCATTACGAACATTGACAGATCATCAAGTAAATCTAGCAAACGACAAACTTATTGTGACAGTGATGGATTGTCCTGGTGCTGGCGGAGCAAATCACCTGTACCATGTTGACGGTGGTGACTGTGAACCGGTAGACATTATATTCCAAAATGGACCAATCAGCACGGACGGAAACGGCGTCAACGGACTGACGCACGAGGTGTTGCTATCAATCGTAGCTGACCGCCTAAAAAGCTTTCAGTCTGGCCCGTATGCTTGCAAAGCAAACGCATGCGCACTTACTCATATCGAGGAGGCGCAGCACTGGTTGCAACAGCGAACGATTGAGCGTATGCGAAGAGGTGTTGAGGGAACGCATATGGTCTAGCGAAACAATAATTACAGTCAGCGACCATGCACCACGCAAGGTCGCGGTTAAGTTGTATAAACCGATAGTATTGCTATCTTAATAAATAAGTGACAATTTAACCAATGGCGCGACTAACAGAAAAGAAACGCAACGAATTGATAGCGGATTTTCACACTGGAATAACGCAAAATCTGCACGTTTCGATAAGTGGATAGAGTCGAAGGAATCGAAATGAACAAGCAAGTAGCAGCAGCCCACATATCCGCACTAACCGCTGGACACGTGCTGAATGATGATGATCTGGCGGCTATCGCGGTGCTATGTAAAACGACTGAAATCCCACCAGATCAGCGCAGATGCTACAACTGTGCGCACCAAGGGCGCGAATGCACATCAGGATCAGAGACAGAGACTAAGTGTATGTCCATGGGTGGGTATGGGGAAGCAAGCCAGTGGAGGCAAAAATGCAGCTAAAAGAAGCGAGAGCCATAGTCGAAACGAAGATATTCTGCGATGATCCAGAAAGAGCTGCTCTTCGGATTGTGATTGACGCTGCTAGGGGACTGATAAGGATTAAATGCTATGGGAAATATATTTAAACTAAACGGAACATTTAAGCCGCGTTATGTCGCAGGAGTGAAGAATTCCAGATTCATAGAGCCTCATGGCAACGAGTCAGTTGATGAGCATAGAATCAAGTACGAGAACGCGCTTGACCTAGCTAATGACATAGGAGATGTGCCGGAAGGATACAGGGCTTTCGTGATACTGTCAGGCCGCTTTATTTTCGGGGACTTTATCGAGGCGTTGATTGTTAAAAACAACTGGCTAGTGAATGATCTGACCATATCTACTTTAAGTATGAGCGTTGACAACGTAGACAGCCTTGCAAACCTGACAAATGGCGGGTACGTCGAAAGCTTAAACCTGATCGTGTCTGATTATTTCTTTTCGCACGAGCGGCACGACCTAATGCCGTATCTATATAAAACGCTTGATGTCGAAGATAGGCTGCAATTATCAGTTGCATCAGTGCATACGAAAATCTGCATGATACGCACCCAATGCGGAAAAAAGATTACAATACACGGCAGCGCAAACTTGCGTACCAGCGACAATATCGAGCAGATCGTAATTGAAAACAACAAAGGCTTATATGAATTTTGCTATGATGTGCATAGCGAGATTGCGGAGCGTCATAAAACGATCAATAAACCAGTGAGGAGTAAGGAATTATGGCAAACGGTTCTAATGGCGGGAAAGGGAAATCAAAAAGCGGGGTTGGAAAAACAACCAAAGCAAAAAAACGAACACCAAAGCGCCAGCCATAGAGCGGGGATATAGACAATGGGTCGTAAATCTTTATTGTCGGACTCGCAGTGGCGTGAGGCAGAAAAGCGTCATATAGCCGGCGAGACGGTGCCAGACCTAGCGAGGGCATATAAGGTCGGTATTCAGACGATGCGTGACCGTGTAGCCAAGCGCACGGAAAAGGTTAAACGCCTTGCAAATCAAATAGCTACAGCAGAAACGGAAATAAGCACGGAAAAAGTAACCGTGCGAGAGGATATTCGTACTTTAGTTGATGAGATGAAGGATATTTCAAAATATATCTTAGAGACCACGAAGAACGGCGCAATGACATCGGCAATACTTTCAGGTCACGCATTCAACCAGACATCAAAAATAAACGCGGATGACCCAATGGAATCGCAAGATGTTTTGCAGGCAATATCGGCATTAACTAAAATGTCCAACGACGCAGGAAGCATGGCGGTTGATCTAATCAAGATCAACAGGGAAGCGATAAAGCCAGACGACGATACAGGCAAGTTGTTATTTGAAACGGTCACACGGACGATCATTAAGCCATCATGAATTTAGACATTCCGACCGCCGAAGTATTTCTGCCGCTGCTTGAGCCAGCGAGGTATAAAGGCGCTTACGGTGGGCGCGGGTCTGCAAAATCTACGTTCTTTGCTAGTAACTGGCTGGATGAAAATGTCAGGATGAAGTTGGACGTGGTGTGCATTCGCGAAACGCTTAAGTCGCTTGAATTTTCGGTAAAGAAGCTGCTGGAAGGGCAGATTAGCGCACACAATGCCGGGATGTATTTCGAGGTTCAGGACAGGCGAATCTTAACCAAAAACGGCGGTGTTACGATCTTCGAGGGGATGCAGAATCACACGTCTGATTCTATCAAGTCACTTGAAGGCTTTGACCGTGCATGGTTTGAAGAGGCGCAGACAGCTAGCGAGAAGAGCCTTACGCTACTACGCCCAACGATACGAAAGCCTGGCTCAGAGCTGTGGTTTAGTTGGAATCCTGATAAGCCTACCGACCCTATAGAAATGCTGCTACGCGGCGATGCGCTGCCGAAGAGCTGCATAGTTGTAGAGGCGAATTACACTGACAACCCATGGCTACCGCAAGAGCTTGTCGATGAAATGGAGTTTGACCGAGCGCGTGATATTGATAAATATAACCACGTCTGGTTGGGAAAGTACAAGCAGAACAGCAAGTCTCGTGTGTTTAAGAACTTCGTTATCGAAGAGTTTGACCGACCAGAAGGAACGGTGTTCCGGATGGGTGCAGACTGGGGATTCTCGGTGGATCCTTCATGCCTGATTCGTGTATCGGTTGAAGGAAATAGGTTATATATTGATTATGAAGCATACATGATCGGTTGCGAGATAGTAAATCTGCCCGACCTATTCGACCGCGTACCAGAAAGCCGTAAGTGGTTTTGCCGTGCTGATTCAGCAAGGCCGGAGACTATTAGCCACATGCAGAAAAACGGCTACCCTAAAATGCAGAAAGCGCAAAAGGGTAAGGGTTCAATTGATGAAGGGATCGCGTTTCTACAATCTTTTGATATTGTCGTGCATCCGCGCTGTGTGCATGTAATTGACGAACTTAACTGCTACAGCTACAAGAAAGACCCGCTGACAGAAGAAATCCTGCCGATTGTAGAGGATAAGAACAACCATTTGATGGATGCCCTGCGGTATGCTTGCGAAGGTATCAGGAAAGCAAATACGGTTAAAAGAACTCCAGTTAAATCGGTGCAGCGTCCGGTTTCGGCTGCTACTGGATGGATGGGAGCATAAGATTTATACAACCAAAGGAGAGAAGATGAAACTAAGACCACTAGGCGAACGAATATACGTTAAGCAGCACGACGAAGACACAACAACGGAAAGCGGCATTGTGCTGGCAGTCGAAGCATCGAAGAAGTTTAAAGGAACGGTGATCGGAGTAGGCCCAGGCAAAATGCTTGAGAGCGGAGAACGCATGGAGATGGAATTAAAGCCTGGCGATGTGATTATGTTCGGAGAATACTCAGGGCAAAAATTCAAGATGGACGGTGAAGAATACCTGATGATGAATGAAGCTGATGTGATCGGAGTTGTAGAATAATTACATACAGTTATGTAATACCATGTTAGAATCACCCCACTGTCGCGATGACAGTACATTCCCGAAGCTGGAGCCTCATGAAGAAGAACGCCTCAAAAAAGGATGATACCGAGAAGCTATCCATAATGCGCAAGCGCATGTCGATGGCTGTTTCTGCGTATTCTGACTCCCGCGAAAGCGAATTAGATGATCTTCGTTTTACTGCCGGTTCACCTGACAATCAATGGCAATGGCCTCAAGACGTAATCTCAACACGCGGAACGGCGGACGGAGCGTCTGTTGGCGCTAGACCCTGCATCACAATCAACAAGCTGCCGCAGCACATTAAGCAAGTCACCAACGATCAGCGACAGAATCGACCCTCAGGAAAGATCATACCTGCAAATGAATTTGCGGATGTGGAAGTAGCAGAAATCCTTGACGGTATAGTGAGGCATATTGAATACATTTCTGATGCTGATGTTGCTTATGATACCGCGTGCGAGAATCAAGTTACATTCGGTGAGGGTTATTTCAGGCTGCTTACTGAATACACTGGCCCGGACAGCTTTGACCAGGACATTCGCATTGGTCGTATCCGCAATTCATTCTCTGTGTTCATGGATCCGACCATTCAAGACCCTTGCGGCTCTGATGCTGAATGGTGTTTTATCACAGAAGACATTCTCAAAGAAGAGTACGAACGGCTTTATCCAGATGCGCAGCCAATATCATCACTAGATGATGCTGGCGTTGGTGATGACGGTTTAGGAGCGTGGCTTACAGAAGACACAGTTCGTATTGCTGAATATTTCTACATCGAGCATACCGCAAAAACCCTGAACATGTATCAAGGCGGCGCAACTGCGAGTGAAGGATCAGAAGAAGCGGTACAGATGGAATCTGTAGGGTACACGGCTGTTAAGACGCGCAAGATTGATGTTAAGTCTGTTAAGTGGTGCAAAACTAACGGTTTTGAAATCCTTGAGTCGCAGGATTGGGCTGGTAGCTGGATTCCGGTAATAAGAGTAGTCGGCAATGAGTTTGAAGTCGAAGGAAAGATGCACCTATCAGGCATCGTGCGCAATGCGAAAGACGCGCAGCGTATGTATAACTACTGGGTAAGCCAAGAGGCTGAGATGTTAGCCCTTGCTCCAAAGGCCCCTTTCATCGGTTACGGTGGGCAGTTTGAAGGATACGAAAACCAATGGAAAACAGCCAATACTACCAACTGGCCTTATCTTGAGGTTAATACTGACGTAATGGATGCCAATGGTAGCCCGTTGCCGCTACCTCAACGCGCACCACCTCCACTAGCTCAGGCTGGCTTGATACAAGCCAAGATGGGCGCGGCTGATGATATTAAGACCGTGACTGGTCAATATGATGCTTCCCTTGGTGCTGCCGGTAATGAGAAGTCAGGCAAAGCTATCATGGCGCGTGAGCGTCAGACGGATACAGGAACATATCATTACGTTGATAACTTGTCTCGCGCTATCAGATATTGCACACGCCAAATTGTAGACCTTATCCCTAAGATTTACGACACACAGCGCATTGCTCGGATTGTCGGTATTGATGGTGAGATAGACAACGCAGAAATTAACCCAGAGCAGCAAGAGGCGGTGCGCGAGATTCAGGACGAGCAGGGCGCGATCAAGAAGATTTACAACCCTGGCATTGGTAAGTATGACGTAACCGTAACAACTGGCCCTAGCTATATGACCAAGCGCCAAGAGGCACTAGAGGGAATGGCAACGCTGCTACAAGGCAATCCCAACCTTTGGGCTACCGCTGGCGACCTGTTCATTAAGCACATGGACTGGCCTGGCGCTGAAGAGATGGCTGAGCGTTTCCAGAAGACTATGGATCCTAAAATATTCGCCGAATCAGAAGGTGATCCAGCTATGGCGGCGGCACAGCAGCAAATGCAACAGATGCAGCAGCAGATGGAGCAGATGCAGCAGATGCTTCAGAACGTGGACAAGTCGATTGAAATGCAAGAGATCGAGATTAAAAAGCGCGAAGTAGCTGTGAAGGAATTCGACGCAGAGACAAAGCGCGTGAAAGACCTCGGCGCGGTTATGACTGCCGACCAGATCCACGACATTGTACAGGGTAGCATTGATGGGATGGTAAGCAGTGGTCAACTAATGCGCCCTGAGCCGTTAGAGCAACCTATGCAACAGCCACCAATGCAACCTGAGCAGCAAATGCCTATGGGTATGGATCAGCCTATGGATATGGGCGCACTTGCCACTCAACCAGAACAACAATTTTAAGCGAGATAAACAATGTCTAATTACTCAAATATCACAGCCACAACACAAGTAAAGGTTGGAGCAGGAAAGTTAAAAGGAATCTTTTGCGCATCGGTATCCGGTACGCCTGCCGTAGTGGTTTACGACGAAGCGCAGGGAGGAACGACAAAAGTTATCTTGGCCTCTTTCGTCCCTGTTGTTGGTACACAATACAATTTTTCAGATGGTATATTTTTCAGCTCAGGCTTGAACGTAGCTATCACGACATCAAACATTACAGTTATTTACGAATAAAACCCGCACGGTGACGGTATCACCGGATAGTCTGGAGACTTAAAGACCATGAATGACGAAGTATTAGAAGTATTAGAAGTATTAGCGGATGAACCCGCGCCGGAGTCGCTTGATACGGTATCAACGGCAACTGAAGAAACACAACCGGGGCAGCCAGAAGAGCAAAAGGAACGGAGTTTTACACAGGCCGAACTTGATGCACAGATTGGCAAACGGCTTGCAAGAGAACAGCGCAAGTGGGAACGCGAACAGCAGCAGCGGATGACCGAGGCGCAGCCTAGTAATGACGCACTATCAGTAGATCAGTTTGAATCGCCGGACGCATACGCCGAAGCACGCGCAGAGCAGATAGCCAGTCAACGACTTGCTGAACGTGAACAGAATAGGGTGCAAAACGAAATTGTCGAGGCTTATCACGACAGAGAAGAAGACGCGAGGACTAAATACGACGATTTTGAGCAGGTCGCATATAACCCGAATGTACGAATCACTGACGTAATGGCTGAAACGATCCAATCCTCAGATATTGGGCCAGATTTAGCTTATTACCTTGGGAGCAATCCGAAAGAAGCGGAACGTATTTCACGACTTTCACCGTTAATGCAAGCAAAGGAAATCGGGCGAATTGAGGCAAAAGTTGCTTCAGAACCACCGAAGACCAAAAGAACCACACAAGCGCCCGCACCGATTGCGCCTGTAAAGGCTGGTGGAGCTAATACGGCAACGTATGACACCACCGACCCTCGATCCACTAAAACCATGTCTGCAACTGAATGGATTGACGCGGAGAGAGCAAGACAGGCGAAGAAGTGGGCGAAACGCTAAATTTTTTATAAGGACTTTTAATCATGGCAAACGCACTATTAACAATCGACCAGATCACACGGAAATCTCTTGAAATTCTTGAAAATAGCCTTGTTGTCACCCGCAACGTAAACCGTCAATATGACGAATCGTTTGCGGTATCTGGCGCTAAAATTGGCTCGGCTCTTCGTATCCGGCTACCTGACCGCGCACTGGTAACAGACGGTGCGGCATTGGGTGTTCAGGACGAAAACGAGCAATCAACTACTCTTACCGTATCAACTCAGAAGCATGTAGGCATGAACTTCAGCTCTGCTGAACTGTCTTTGAGTTTGGATGACTTCGCCGAGCGCATTATTAAGCCGCGTGTGTCTCAACTGGCGGCATCGGTTGACGCAGATGTAACGGCCCGTGCATATCAAGCAATTTACCATTCTGTCGGTACGCCTGGTGCGACACCTTCCACATCACTTGTGCTATTGCAGGCGCAACAGAAGCTTAACGAAATGGCGGCAACTTCCGGCATGCGTTATGCTACCGTTAACCCGGCTGCAAATGCTGCTCTGGTTGAAGGAATGAAGGGATTTTTTAATCCATCCGATACCATTTCAAAGCAGTTCAAATCAGGCTTCATGGGCGATGGCATTCTCGGTTATGACGAGATCAATATGTCTCAGTCCGTTGCCAGTCACTTGAACGGCAATTGGGGGACTACCATCACCAGCACGGCTACGGTCGCAACTGAGGGCGCGTCAACGCTAGGCATTAGCTTCACTGGCTCAGGTTCGACTTGGAAGGTGGGCGATGTGTTCACCGTGGCGAATGTGTTTTCTGTTAATCCGCAGACACGCCAAAGCACTGGCTCTTTGCAACAGTTCACCGTTACCGCAGATTTGACAGCAACCACAACTGGCACGGTTTCGATTAGCCCAGCTATTTACACAAGCGCTAACGCCTTGGCTACTGTTGACAGCTTCCCACAAGCTGCAGCAGTTATCACAATGCTTGGAACGGCTGCAAAGTCCTACGCTCAAAATCTGGTTTACCAGAAGAACGCAATCACGTTTGCAACTGCCGACCTGATTATGCCTCAAGGCGTAGACATGGCCTCACGCCAAGTACACAACGGGATCTCGCTGCGTATCGTGCGTGATTACGATATTAACAATGACCGCATGCCGTGCCGTATTGATGTGCTGTATGGCTCCGCTACAATCCGGCCTGAAATGGCTTGTCGTATCTGGGGTTAAGAAACAAGGGGGCTGGCTAGTTGGTTAGCCCTTACTAACTTTTTTTGAAAGGATTTAATCATGGCTCTTCCTTCTATTGGTGGTGGTCGTCAAGTTGGCGATGGCAATACAAACGAAATCGTTATGGGTACACAAGTTGCACCCGCTACGGTTACAACAACAGCAACTTTGACAGTTGCACAACTGGTTACTGGCTATATCTTGGCAAGCCCTAGCACTTCAGCAGCAGCATACACGCTGCCAACGGGCGCATTGATGGATGCGGCTTTCGTGAATATGAAAGTTAATTCTAGCTTTGATCTTGTTGTGTGCAATGTCGATGGTTCAAGCTCCGGCGCTATCACCATGACGGCTGGAACAGGTTGGACTGTCAACGCAGGCGGAACTAACAGCAATATTCTTGCTGCCACAACTGGCCTGACTCGCAGTTATCGCATCCGAAAAACAGCAGCAGCGACCTATACTTTACTGCCACTGTAATCAACGAGGGGGAGAAATCCCCCTTTTTAGAAAGGAAAACAAATGCCTAATACAATTTCCGTCGGTGTTGCGTTTAGCGACCCGGCTTTGGTGGAAGGAACTACGATTGACGGGGCCGTTATTACTGGCTCAACGATCACAAGTGATATTACAGGTGACGTGACAGGTGATGTGACAGGTAATGTCACAGGTGACGTGCTAGGAAACGTAGTTGGAAACATTGATGGAAATGTTGTCCATGCTTCAACTGCTGCGATCAATGCCACGGCAACGGCTACTGCTGCTCAAGTTGCAACCGGTTACATCACGTCCACCTCTGCTTCTGCAACCACTATAACGCTTCCAACTGGTACTTTGTTGGGTACGGCTCTTGGTGCTGTTCAAGG